TTAATAAAATTCGACGATAAATTTTTTGTAGGCGCGTCCAGGCAATGGCTTGGGCTCGCCTATTTTTATACTCTTGATCGTGCTCTGCCAGAGATCGTACTTGTGCTGGCGGTCCATCGCGGCGTAGATCGCGCGAAAGTCGTCGGCTTTAAGGATGAGGTCTCGGACAGCTGCAGGTGTGATGTGGACGGCTTGCTTCTCAGCGAGGGCAGAACTGATTTCTTGCTGCAGCTTGGCGTGATCGGCCTCAAAGGTCGGCTTGTCGATAAAGCCGTCTACGTAAAGGTCTTTGAGACGGGTGAGCTTGTCGCTGGCGGCGCGGATACGCAGCTCGGGAGCGATGCGCATCGAGGATTTTTTCTTCTCAATCTCAAGCTGGTACGCATCGAGGAGCTCACTGAGATGATCGAGCAAGTAGCGCTCGATGGAGTGCTCGCCGACTGCACCGCCATATGCACATCCGCCAGCGGCGACATCGGGCGCGCCGGAGACAGCGTGCTTGCCGCACCAATAATTGCAGTAAAAAGACACATGCCCGTTTTTTTGAGTGTGAGTGCCGTGATGCCCAAATAGGATGAGGCCACAGCTTGGGCAGATGATTTTGCCGCGAAAGAGGTACAAAAAATGCCGATTTTTCGGCCAGGGCTTATTGCCAGCGATGCGCTCCTGGGCCTGCCGGAAGGTATCGGGCGAGATGATGGCTGGGCAAAAATCGTCGATGCCGTAGCGTCTGCCGGTGTATGTCTCATTGCGCAGGACACAGCGGACGCGGCGACATGAGATGGGGATGCCATACTGCGCAAAGACATCGCGCGCGATCTGCGTCGGCGAGTGGCCGGAGAGATGCGATGCAAAGATAAATTCGACGGCAGCGCGCTGCTCTTCAACGATCTCGATGTGCTTGCCGCCGTCGGCGAGGTCGACAAAGCGATAGCCAAAAGGGGCCTTACCGCCAATTTCGCGCTTATGGCGCAGAAGACCTTGGTTGACGTATTTGATGCGGTCGGCCGTCTGGTCGGACTCATTCTGCGCGATGGAGAGCTTGAGATTGAGCATGAGGCGGCCATTGGTTGTCGTCGTATTGTAATCTTCCTGCGTGCAAACCCACTGGACCTTGTGCTCGTCGAGGATGCCCTGGACCTTGTAAAAGTCAGCGACATTGCGAAACCATCGGTCGAGGCACTTGAGCAGGATGATATCGACGCGATCGGCGCGGACGTCATCGAGCAAGCGCTGCAGCTGCTTGCGGCGCGTGATGGCTTTGCGGGCGGAGCTGCCCTCGTCGGCATAGACACCGACGACGAGATAGTGGTGCTTGTCGGCGTAGTCGGTCAGATCATGCTCCTGCTCGGCGAGTGAGAAGCCGTGCCGGGCCTGCTCTTCAGTGCTGACACGGATGTAGATGGCTGCTCTTATCATAAAAATCACCTCATAAATGTAAAAAATCATGGTACCAGCAAGACAGGAGCAGCCATCTGTGCTATTATAATAGACAAGGCTGCTCTCTGCTTGCTCCTGCAAGCGAGTGCGAGTGGAGCGTCGCGCAAGCGGCGCTCTTTTACTAGCCAGCTAACCCTAAGCGCGCGAGGGCGGGCGGCGAGTGGCTGGAGAGACCTCCTAATATTCTATACATCTCCTTTCTTTCGGATTTCTGGAGCACGGCAAAACAGTATTTCCCCAGAAAAAGGCGGGCTGCGGCAGGCCCGCCTTTTTCATGCGCATATAAGGCAGAAGATTTTGACAAAATTTCTAGACGATACCGCGGCGTCATTTTTTGTGCGGTTTGTGGGAGCGATACACGGCCCAGCTGCGCGCCTTGAGATCGACAATCTCGTCGACGCTGCCACGACGGAGCGAGAAAATCAAATCGGGCTTGAAATTAAATCGGGTGATGAGACTACCGTCGCTGCGGTAGCAGTACATGTGCACAGGATTGCGGGAAATCCTGAAGGGATTGGTACCAGTATAAGAGTGATAGGCAGTGATATCAAAGCAAAAATCGCTGAAATCATCAGATGGGAAAAAGCGGGAGAGGGAGGCAATGTGGCGCTGGCGGACAGCGTCATCGACATAGACTGTCTTGATTGCGTAATGGTACACACCGTCATCATCGACGACCACCTGATTGGGATTAAGGTAGTAGCTGCACCGGTCAGAAGAGTAGAGCCAGACCCACGATGGCGGCGCAGCTTCGGAGACCGATGGTGCAGCGATGAGCAGAGCGGCCAGGACGGCGACGGCCAGGCGGGCGGCGCTGCGAAGAAAATCGTGCGAAATCGTGAGAAAATCGTGCGAGCGCGGCAAAAATCTTGCGATTGCAATCATAAAATCATCCCCCCTTGTTAGAGCTTGCCCTCGGCTGTCACCTGCTGATCCTGCTCGGTCGTCCACTCGGTGCCGTCGCTGTAGTGGATGGACATCAGGCGCACGACAAATTTGCGGCCGGTATCAAAGCCGTGGAGCGTCCACGACCGGCTGCTGCTCGATGACTGGCCGTCACCGAGTGCGTCCTGCGAGATGCCGTTAAAATGGTCGTTGCCGACGCCAAATTCCTTGAGCTGCTCGCCGTAATTATTGTAGACACTGATCTGGACTTTGTAGGCGTCAATGGTCTTGCCAGAGTGATTGGTCATGACGAGGCTGACGAGTGGCTCGCCGATGACATTCGGCTTGACGATGACTTTGTCGAGCGTGACGGGCGGCTTGATGGCCTCTTGATGCGCGCGCTCTTTCTCGGCGGCCTCGGCCTGCTCGGCTTTTTCTTGCGCGGCGGTCTTGACCGGCTTGGCATTGGGGTCGTGCGTGACTTTTGTCGTCGCTGTGCTGCTAGACGCACCGGGTCCGACGATATAGTACGCACCGAGCATCGCGCCACAAAAGACGACAAAACCGAGGACGACGGCGATGAACGCATTGGATGACTTATTGTCATCGATGTCGCCGGGCTGATGAGCGGGCGGGGTGGTCTGCTTGGGCTTACTGAGCTTGCTGGCTTCGGCGGCGAGATCGGGCTTTTTGTCGGGCTCGTGCGCCGCGTCTGTTGATGCAGTCGGCAGTGGCTGCGTCTTGTCGGCGTCGCCAGGACGCGCATCCGCAGGGCGGTCGACTTTGGTGCCGCATTTGATGCAAAAGACGGCGTCGTCGGGCAGGGCCGTGCCACACTTTTTACAATAGATCATCACAATCATCTCCTAAAATAGAAAATTCGTTCGGATAAAAAGAAAGGCCGCCTTCGGGCGGCTTTTCTTATGCCCGCTTCTCAGAGCTTTTTACGCTTGCGGAGCCGGAAGAGGAGGAGGCTGCGGCATCCTTTTCTTCGGCGTCGAGTGCCTAATCTAGCTCGGCGTGAGCACGCTCGCGCTTGTCAAGCTTAGCCTGCAGGGCGTCGTGCCGGGCGGCGCGGACTTTGTCAGCAATCGCACAAGCCGCATCGACGACGGCGGCGCGCTGCTCATCGGTCAGTGACAAAAAAGCCTCGACTACTGCCTGCTGAGAGCCATCAAGGTGGTATTGCTCAGATAATGCAGTCAAAACGTCCTTTTCGGTACGGGCGTGCATCTCGCCGGTGCCGTAGCGCAGCCATTCTTCATTGATGCCTAATTTTACCGCCATCAATTTCAGAAAAACGTCATTCGGCACAACGTTGCCGAGCTCATACGTTTTGACTGCGTCGCGAGTGGTGCCAAGCTCGTCGGCAAGAGACTCTTGACTACGGTAGCCAGCTTCTTTTCTAGCTTGACGAATCCGATCTTTCAATTCGCTCATATCATCACTTCCTTTATATATAGAATAACACAAAGAAAATGTACTAGCAAGCACAAAATGATAAAATAAAGGGTTTACAAGTACATATAAATATGATAGTATGTACTTGTAAGCACAGAAAAGGGGGCAAGAAAAATGGAGAAGAAAGACATTGACGTCAAGCTGGAACAGACCAAGCGACTGCTCGATGCATTTGCTTATTTGAGCCCGGCAGAAATCAAAGCTTTCACCGATGCCATCGTCGGCGCGGCGACCATGAATCGCCTCGTCAACGCGGCGCGCCGAGACGACAATGAGCCGTCTGGCTCATCGAAGGCGACAGCGTAACCAAGACCCCGTCGCACATCGCGGCGGGGTGAATTGCGGAAAGGAGAGCAGCCAATGGAAGAAAAGAAACTGCAGGAAGCGGCGGAGTGGATTGCATCTGCAATAACCCCGTCTCTGGAGCCAGAAAAGGATTTCGAGGAAGCCATGAATCGGGTGCGAAAGCTAGTCAAGGCCGAGCTGGAGAAGCACGACGCAAGGATCGAAACCGAAAGAGTACTAAGAGCGATGGAGCTGCAGGAGAGGTACCGCCGCGGCGAGATCGACCCGCGCGACGTGTGGTTTTAAGGGAGGAGGATGGCTGATGGGCAAAACGGACAAAGCCGACATAGCCACGGAAAAGATTGTATACAGCTTGAATCTTCTCGTTGCCGCCGGCAGGCTGACCGGCTACGCGCTCACCGTCAGAGCACCGGGCGAGCAAGAAGCGATGTACGGCGCTGGATCCACAAAGCGCGGCGACCACCGCCGCCGTTTTACGACTACGACCCGCCGGAAACATGGTAAGAGAAAAGGAGAGCAGCTGATGAAGAAAGACAAAGTAGACGAAGCACTGGAAAAGATGGCAGAATCACTGCAGCGTCTGGAAGAAAGCGGCGACATCGACGGATTTGTCGTCATCACACAAAAGAAGATGAGCCAGACGACGGACGGCGTCGCTGCAATTTGCGAAGCAAGCGAACGGCAGCTCGTGGTGTGGGTGGCAGCACTTGCGCAGGCTGTCGCGAGAAGAGGACATCACTCGCCTCAGAGGATTGCGCAGGACCTCTATAATGTCATCACGAGCTGGAAGACCTACGAAGAAGGATATACACAAGAGGACTGGGAGGGCGAGAGAGATGACAGAGTACATTGACAAGCGCGGCTGGAAATTCCGCGTCATGCATGGCCTCGGAGAGGTCTGGAAGGCTCGCTACAATAAGCCGGGAAAATCGTCGTGGAAGTGCGTCGCCGTCCTGCCTTGGCGTGAAAAGCGCGAGGACGCCGAGCATGATCTTGAGGTATACGCGGCGTCGCACGGCATGAAGAAGGTGGAAGAATGAGACGGTTGAAGCAGATCAAGCTGACGTACCGCGAGAAGACGGGCACGAGCTACAAAATCGTCTGGGAGGAATCGACGGACGGCAAGCTCTGGGAGAAGCACTTACTCGAGAGCAGTGAGTATCCGCGCGCCGAGCTCGAAGAGGCCGTCGACGATATGGGCCACTTCCTCGTTGAGGTCTGCGCGCTGCGCTTGACAGCTGAGCAGGCGCGCCGCGATGTCGACGTCACAAGAGTCGTTGCTGATTACAGGAGCGTCCGCAGGGTGGCTATCTCAGCAGACGTGTTTCTACCGTCGAGCTACACCATCGCGCTCAATGGACCGGCGATGCCATGCCAGCCGCAGGGCGATGAGCTCGACAGGGCATTTGCCAAGCTTCAAGAGGAGTGCTTCCGCTACATTGACGGCGATCGGGCCCAGCAGAAGCTCTTTGATGATGAGGAGGAGGGAGAAGCATGATGACAAAAAGCGAAGTTGAAGAGATGCTCAAGGAAATCAATGCATCGAAGGAAGCCAAATGGCAGGAAATGGCCAAGGATAAAGACCGGGCGAGCAAGAGCTTGCTGGGTGCCGTGTACTCAGAGCTCAAAGACGCTCAAGATCATGGCATCATCAAGGCATTCATCGCGAGCAGCCTGCAGGATGGCAGCACGCACGTCGCTCTGAGTGGTGATATGACGGAGCTGCTCGTCATCCTCGCTGATGTCATCGTCGATGTTTGCGAGGAGCCAGACAGCCCGGATAAGATCGAGCGATTCTGCGAATCACTCAAAGAGGCTGCGGTAGTCGAGCTGGCGAAGCGGAAGGCACTCCATTGAGCGGGCGGCGCGAGTGGCTCATCGTCGTCGCGACGGCGGCGGCCGTGACACTCTTGCTCGAAATTTTATTCGGCGTGCCTTTTCACTGAGATGCTGAAAGTCTAATGAAAGGACAAAAGGAGGGGAATGTGCTATGGAAGAGCGAGTCAATGTGGGCGGCATCCGCAATTTCAGCTCGCTGGCCTTTGTCGAGCGGCTGATGCAGCTCAAGCTCGACCAAGACGGCTACAAAGACGTGACCGTACGGGCACGACCAATCGAGCTCGAAAAGCGGGTGGGCCCGGCAAAAAGAGAAGCATAGCGAGACCTTGCGGCAGGCGGCTTCGCGCCGCCTGTGCAGTCTTGCTAAAGGGATTAATATCTCGACAGCTTCCTGTATAGACATACAAGATTAGGAGTAAGAAAAAAGAAGAAGAGAAGCAGCCGAAGAAATGGTAGGAGAAAGAGATGGGGTACTGGAGAAAGAGATGGAAGTCTCGAGATGGGAAAGTGCTAGTGGTCGATAAGTACCACAGCCAGAAGATGCAGCCAAAGAATCCTCTCGTGAGGGAGAAGCGGCGGAAGCGGACGGCGGGGGCATCGACGCTAACGCAGGAGCAGGTCAATCTGCGGCATCGGGTCGACCGGCTGACGAGACTCTTACTAGACAATTTTGAGGTGGGTGACTGGTGGGTGACTTTTAAGCTCGCGGATGCGGTCTATGAGAAGACCTTCCGGCGAGAGTACGAGAAAATGCTTCGCCGGATGCGCGATGCGTACCGCAAAGCCGGGCACGAGCTCAAGTACATCGCCGTGCTCGAAAATCTCTCGGGACGCGGGCGGATGCACGGCCATATCATCGTCAATAATGTACAGCCCTTTTCGGTGCTCAAAAAGATGATGCGGGCGGCCTGGCAGCTCGGCGACTGTCATATCAAGCCGTATGGCGGCGAGGTGATGGATGCGCAGCGGCTGGCGTCGTACATGTGCAAAGAGGACGTCATCGGCAAAGCTATCCGCGAGCGCAAAAAGCTCATGACAGCCGCACGCAATGGCGGGAAGGTCGACGGGCGACAACTCAAGAAGCTCGACCGCATCATCGTCGGCGAGCGCTCGCGCATCTGCCCGTCGACGAATCTCGTGCGGACAAAGCCAAAAAAAGAGGTCGTCAGCCGGGCGGAGACCTACCGCGAGGAGATCCGCGCGCCGAGGGGGTACCACGTCGTCAAAGAGCTCAGCTACAGCGGCTGGACAGTCGACGGATATCCGTATCAGCACGCTGTCTATGAGCGAGACGGCTAGGGATATCCACAAAATACACATGGGGTGTGGACAAAAAGATGGAGCAACACAGCATCAAGAGATTGGCGGAGGAGACGTACTACCAGCACAGCGTCCCGCAGCGCCGGCCGTATCCGTGGGAGATATGGGAGACCCGCCGCCGCCGCTGGCGACGGATGGGCAAAGATGAAGTGAGGAGGAGATTACTGCACGATGTACAGCAAAAGAAGATGGACACAGCCACAGGGACTGAGTCAGAGAAGCGAGACGAGCCGCATCAATAATGCACAGGGACGCCTGATGGAGGACATGATCCTCGGGGCCTGCCGTGATTATGAGCGCCGTGGCATCGCGCGCATCGTCAAAGTGCCAGAGCCTTTTCGCGTCGTGCGCAATACGGACCGAGGGCAGGGCATTGCGACGGTGCGCTTCACCGGACGGGCGGAGCCGGACTTCGTCGGTTGCCTGGCGGGCGGCCGCATGATTGCTTTTGAGAGCAAGTACACGACGGCCGACCGCATCCAGCAGCGCGTCGTGACGGATGCACAGGCCAATGCGCTCAAGAGCTACACGCGCATCGGCGCGAGCACGTACATCTGCTGCGGCATCGGCACGGGCTTCGACCTTGCATACTTTATGATCCCGTGGGCCGTGTGGCAGTACATGGATATCACGTACGGACGCAAATACATGACGCGCGAGGATGCAAAGATGTACCGCGTCAAGGCAGATGCCGTCATCCACTTTCTCGACAGCATCTAAAACTAAAAAGTCAATATCGATTTCATGGCCGGGCAGAGAGCAGCCTTTTCTCGCGCGGCCGCAGGAGGAAAAAATCATGAAGATCTTTACAATCGCAAATCTCAAGGGCGGCGTCGGCAAGACAATCACGACGGTCAATGTCGCGTATCTCTTAGCAGCAGAGCAGGGGCGCCGCGTGCTGGTCGTCGACAATGACCAGCAGGGCAATGCAAGCCACTTTTTCGGCCGCTACGGCTACGACAAGCCAGGCGTGGCCGAGGTGCTGGCGCGCACGGCAGGGCCCGAGGCGGTGATCCAGCACACGGATTACGAGCATATCGACATCATCGCGGCAAATCTCAATCTCGCCAAGGCCGAGAAGGCCGTCCTGCTCGACACGATGGTCCCGCAACAGGTGCGTCTGCGCGAGTGCCTGCGGCAGGTAAAAGATACGTACGACTACGTGCTCATCGACAATGCGCCGAGTCTTGGCATGTGCGTCGTCAATGCGCTGACGACGAGTGACTGGCTCATCGTACCGGCCAAGATTGACCGCTGGACATTCGAGGGCGTCGACATGCTGCTGCAGCAGGCTGAGCAGGTGCAGAACTACTTCAATCCGCAGCTTCGCTTCGCGGGCACGCTCATCACAAATTACAGACGCAATGAGAATAATCGGCAAGGAGCTGAGTGGCTGCGGGCGGCTGGCAAGTACAAGCCCTTCCACTCGATGATCCGCTGGACGGATAAAGTCGATGAGAGCACATTCGCCGCCGCGCCAATCGTCGTGCACTCACCGCGGTGCAATGCAAGCAAAGATTATCGTCGTTTCACGGCCGAGCTGATGCGTCTCGCTGGCGACGCGCCCGACGGCGAGCAGAAGGGCGGTGAGCAGGCATGACAAGCATCAATGAGCCAAGCACGGCCTGGAAGATGTATAAGTCGCGCCGCGCTGATCGCGCACGCCATCGCCGCCAGCTGGCCGCGACCTGCAGGGCGGTCGTGATGATCCTGTCGGCAGCCGCCAAGACGGCGGTCGTACTGGCCGCGCTCTATGCGGTGGCCTACATCGCCGCGGCGATTTGAGGAGATGAGCAGGATGAGCAATGCAGCAAGAGACACGCCGCAGCTGTGCAGGCCAGGGCGCGAGTGCTTGAGATGCCGGTACAGCGATTGCCAGAATCAAAATGCAAGGAGGACATCGGAGGAGACCACGATGATTAATTGCTCGGGCCTGAGAAAAATCTGGAACGCGCGGGGAAGGCAGAAGAATACATCAAGGAGGAAGAGGAGTCATGTTTGATATCACAAGCCTGATGTCTGACGCAAGCCGTCAGGCGTCAGAGCGGCCGAAGTATGAGGCGGTACGCTTGCCAATCAGCAAGCTGTACCCAGATCCGGCCAATGCAAAAATCTACAGCATCGAGAGCATAGAGGAGCTGGCGGACAGCATCGAGCTCGCGGGCGGCGTCATGCACAATCTCGTCGTACGCGAGCCGGACAAAGATGGCAGATACCAGATCATCAGCGGAGAGCGCCGCTGGACGGCGTGCAAGCATCTTGTCGAGCAGGGTAAAGACCAATATGGCGAGGTTGGCTGTCTCATCGAGCACGTGCACGACGAGGACACGCTGCAGCTCATGCTCGTGCTCGCCAACAGCACGACGCGGCAGCTGACGGACGCTGAGAAGATGCGTCAGGCCGAGGCGCTGACATCGGTGCTGACGCGGATGCGCAAGGAGGGCAAGGTGCAGGGCCGTGTCCGCGAGCTAGTCGGCAAGATGCTCAAGACGACGAGCGGCCAGCTTGCTAGATACCATGCCATCCAGGCCAACCTGCAGGGTGGCCTACGCGACAGATTTGAGCGCGGCGAGGTCGGCGTCAGCGTCGCCTACGAGGCCAGCAAGCTCGATAAAGCCGGGCAGGACGCCGTGGCCGAAAAGGCAGAGACACAGCCGGTCACACTCAAGGACGTCACGGCTGTCAAGATGCAGCAGGGTGAGAGCGAGGCGTACAAGGCCAAGATGGAGCGGCTCAAAAAGCATCGCGAGCAGGAGCAGGCGCGGATCACAAGCGACACCGCGCTGGGCGGCGGTGTGATAGCTGCAGGGCGATCGTCAATCACACAGCACGCAGTGGGCGGCAAGACACTGGCCGCCATCGATGAGCACAAGCCAGTCGGACATGAGGGCGAGCCGGAAGCCGTGCCGCCAGCCATCGGGACAGATCAGCACGACATCGACCTCAAGACTCAGATCGGCGCGCTGCGGTATGTACAGCGCGAGCTCGACAGGATGCATGTCGGGATGCTGGTCAGAAAAACACCAGCAGGCGAAGAAGAGGAGCTCGGTACCGTGCGGGTGGCCATCAATAGAGAGGTAGACGAGCTGCTTGACATCATCCAGGTCAAGCTTGAGTGCTGCCACGCCAGCATGGTCAATGCAATGAGAGGAGGCAAGTGATGAGCAGCTTTGCAAAAAAAATGGCCCGCAAGCACGCCAAGGAGCTCAAAAAAGACGGCATCGCCGCAGTCAAGCGCAGCGGGCGGATTGAGAAGAAAGTAAGACATCTGACGCCGCGAGAAATCGTCGAGGACCACAAGGCCGTTACCGAGGCATACGATACGCTGGCCGTCATCTTTGACGTAGCTGTGCATCGTAAGTGGGGATGGGGCAAAGAGCGCCGGGCACGGCTCCACAAAAAAATGGCCATCCACCTGCTATGCCTCAAGGACAAGATGGTCAAGACAAGCGATATCGAGCGTATCGTCAAAAAGGAGACGGGCCTGGAGCTCGACAAAAAACACTTATACGCTGAGTGGTGGGACCACCAGCGCGAGATCCAGTACAGATGTGTCGATGATATGTCGGCCATCTTTATGATCTCGCTCATGGATGAGTTTGGCTACAAAGGCAAGGCACTCGACAGCGTCTATGACATCGCGGCGGAGATTGCTCACGAGATTAAGATGGGCAAAAAGACGGTAAAAGACCTGCGGGCGGAGCTGGAGCCGCGCAGGAGGAAGAAAAGGAGGTCACAGCGTGAATCGAAATACAGAAAATGCGATGGAACGCGCATTTAAAAATATCGTGGCGTGTGTGCCGGAAAAGACTGAGGATGGCCATTTTGACGAAGCCGCACAGCTCATCAAGGTGAAGCGGGAGTACAAAGAAGCGGTCGACGCTTATGAGAAATGGCTGGTAGACGGCGACAGAAAATCTGAGACGGAATACCTCGAGGAAATCGCCGACACAGTGACGGCACTGGCTACATTGCTTTGGGCGCATACGAGCAAAGATGAGATACCGGGCCGACGCATCGAGCTGGTATTTGCAATGGTCAATCTCAAAAATAGACTGAGAGGCTACCATGATTTTGAGAGAGAAGGCGAGAAAAAGTGAAAAAGAAAGCTGAGCACGAGGTCGTCTGCACGCTCTGCGGCAAGACATTCCGAACAGCCTGCCCGACGGCCAAGCGCTGCCCGGAGTGCCGGGCATTTATCGATAAAGGGATGCGGGACCCGGGACAGGACGGGCACCGCAAGGGAAAGAAGAAGCACTACGTCACGCCACAGGAGCCGCTCGACGAGATGGCCGCGCGGGCGGCAGCTCTCGGCATGAGCTACGGTCAGTACAGCGGCATCAAGCGAGCGGGCGGCCATCCGAGCCCACGCAATCGTGAGCACTACACCGACCCGGCTTGGGAGGCGTGGAAGAGCAAAATCTATGGCATCGTCGACCACCAGCGGGCGCGCGTCGAGGCCGAGCGGAAGAAGGGAATAAAATGAGTAATCTTATGGCATATGCACTCGGCGTGGCCACAACGGCGAGTATAGCTGTAGCCTTTATTATCCTCGAATACTGTAAGCAACATAAAGGAGTATCAAAATGAGCAATATAATGGCGTTTGTACTTGTGTTTGAGAAACACGGGAACGTCGCACGCATCAGATGGGAAAACGCTGGACTGAGGTGAGCAGGATGACAGGGCAAAGGTATTGGAAACTCAAGGCTGAGTGGCTGTGCCCGATATGTGGCAAACGTCATCCGAAGCCAGGCAAAACACTCTGTGAAGAGTGCTGCGCGAGAAGACGGGAAAAGCGGCTCGAACGGGAAAAGCGGCTCGGCCAGGATAAAATCCGGAAAGAACGACACGAAGTGTACCGTTGGTATGTGAACAACCACATATGCCCGGTATGCAAAAAACGCAGGGCAGCGCCGGGCGTGGTGCACTGCGAAGAGTGCTCGGAACGGTTCGCCGAACGGAGGAAGCCGTCAACGCCGATCCAGCGCGAAAGGGACAGGATCAGACATCGAAAACTGGTCGAGGAGCGCAAAGCGGCTTGCGTATGCACGCGATGCGGCAAGCACAAGCCGCTGCCTGGGAAAGTCATGTGCCTAGAGTGCACGTTGAAAGCAAGGAGAGAGAACACGAAACGGAGCAGGAAACGCGGCGTGTTCTCACGTGAGTCTGATGGAAGAACGTGCTATTTTTGCGGTGCACCAGTCGTTCCCGGAAAGAAAGTGTGCGCCAAGCACTATGCTTGGCTGCTGGAGTCAGCGGCTCACATGCGCACGAGACAAGAGAATGGCACGAATTGGGGATACAGAGGCGGTTATGCATATGAACGAGACAAGACTCAGAGAGCTGATAGCTGAGGCCGTTGCATCAGCGGCCATTCAGCCGGAACTTCTCAAGGGAAGGGATGCGGCGAAGATGCTTTCCATCTCGCCGCCCACTCTCTGCCGACTCAGGGACGAAGGGAAGATTCCCTTTGTCTACATGTACGGGCGCAAAATATATCGCCGCAAGGATGTTCTTGGTGCTGTCGTGATGGCGGCCATCCGAGACCTCGCAACCGTGAGCACTACGTCGACCCGGCGTGGCAGGCTTGGAAAGATAAAATCTACGGCATTGTGAGACGCCAGCAGGAGCGCGTCGAGGCTGAGAGAAAGAAGGGGGATAAAATGAGCAATATCATGGCTTTTGTGCTTGGCGCCGTCGCAATGGCAGGCATCGTCGCACTTGTCGTCGTCATCTCGTGCTGCAAGGTATCGAGCCAATGGTCGCACCTCGAGGAGTGGAGCGACATGAAGGTCGGCAAGTGGGATGAGGTGCCACTCGATGAGCGGATCGAGAAGACAAAGCGCAAGTAAGTGTACCTAAAACGCACTTTAGGAAGGGGAGGAAAGCATGGATATCGATATCCGAGGAATCTGGCGGTACAAGGCGGCACGAGAGACCTGCGAGGGCCTGCGTGATGCGATCACGGCGCAGGCTGCAGTAAAAGAGGCGGCCATCGCTGCCAAGGATGCCGTCATCGAGCAAAAGGACCGCGAGGCCGAGCTGGCAAAGGCGAAAATCAGTCAGCTGCAGGCAGCGCTGGATAAGGCGAATGAGACGATCAATGATGAAATCGAGACATTCTTCCAAGAGAAGGAAAAGCTCAAGAAAAAGCACGCTGAAGAGGTCAAAAATCTCGAGGCGGAGGCAGAAGAGCAGCACCACAGCTATGAGAGCCTCGAAGAATACTGCAAGATGCTCGAGGATGACGCCAAGAAACTCAAGGAGAAAATCAAGGACCTCGAGGCCGAGAATGCCAAGCTCAAGAAGACCCGCTACAGGTGGGTCGATAGCAGACATGGATGGTGGCCGGTCGAGAGTGCCGACCTCGACGACCTCGTCATGAAGGTGCCGTACGTCGTCTACACGATGCAGAAGCGCGAGGAAGAGCAGGAAGAGAAGAGAATCCCGGAGGTGTAATTATTATGAATCAGGCAATCATCATCGGGCGGCTGACGCGCGATCCCGAGGTACGCTATACGCAGTCCGGCACGGCCGTCTGCACGTTTACGTTGGCGGTCGACCGGCCGTGGGCACACAGCAAAGATCAGCAGAGCAATCAACCGACAGCTGATTTCATTCCCGTCGTGACCTGGCGCAAGCTCGCCGAAGTCTGCGGCAACAATCTCATCAAGGGGCGTCGCGTCGGCGTGCACGGCCGCATCCAGGTCAGGAGCTACGAGGCACAGGACGGCTCAAAGCGCTATGTGACCGAAGTCGTCGCAGAGGACCTTGAGTTTCTCGACAGCCGCAAAGATTCAGGGGCGGCGGCGCCGCCAGCGGGCGGCTTCGGCCAGACAACCGGCGCCGTCTCGGGCGGCAAGCAGGACCAGACCTTCGGACCGGCAATCCCGGACGAAGAAATACCATTTTGAGGAGTGAGAGACGTGGAGATTGACAAGGAGAATTTTAAATGTGGCACGATTTACGATATTTTGACGAGCCCAAATGTCGACCATACCGTAGGCGGCAAGTGCAGCGAGTGCAGCGAGTGCGGCGCTTGCTGTGCCGACGTCATCCCGATATCATCGCGCGAGGCCAAGACGATAAAAGCCTACATCAAGCGCCACCGTGTAGAGCCGGTCAGGCATGTACCTGCAGGCAGTGACATCCTCGACGGCGTGTGTCCATTTTGCGATACGGGCAAGCTGCGGAAGAAATGCCGCACCTACAGCGTGCGGCCGGGCATCTGCAGGCGATGGATTTGCTCGCACCCAGACGGTCACCGAGCGGGCGGCACGACACGGATGCTTGTATCGATGTGGGAGGTATTTTACAGTGAGGACCACTACAAAGGGGCAATCGATATACTGCCAAAGCTGCCAGACACGCAGGAGACTGCATCGAGTCCAGCTGCAGCGACGCGGCAATGAGGCAATCATGTATCTCTGCGACGACTGCATCAAATATGTGGCCGACATGATGGGAGGTGATGCTGATGCGGGGAGGATATCAGAGACAGACTACACCACTCCCGCCAAGCGTGATCGCGAAGCGACTGAAATCAATGGCCGACAATCTCGTCTTGCTCATCATATGGCGCAATGAGGCAGAGAACCGCAAAAAGGCGAGAGCCATCCAGCGCGTCATCGACAAAAAAGTCAAGCTTTACAGAGGGCAGGGGCTGAACGTTGACGCGGAGTTTGCACGATTGCTAGACGGCAGGAGCTGGGACAACATTACGACGGAGACAGAAGTCAGAGAAGCAGAAAAGACCATGCCGTGCTTTAAATATCTGCCGTGGCCGGGAGATGGACACCAAGCGGAGGAGAGAAAATGAAGAAAAGCTGCAGTGAGATGGAAGTCATACGAGAAATCGAGAAGGCCGTGCTCATCGGCCTCAAGAAAGAAGGGTGCTAGCGGGCGGCAAAGGATTGCGAGCTGTGTCCGCTGGCAGTCTGGGTAGAAAATGAGAGCAGGTACTTGTGCAAGCCTGCGGATCTGCTGGGCACTGTCAAAGGATGGCAGAGGGACGAGAAGAAAAGAGAGGAGAAGAAAAAATGAAAGAAGTGACATGGAGCGAGGACCAGACTATGAAGCAGGAGAGCGGCGGCTTTGTATATCGTGTGCCGCTCGGTCGCGGCTATGAGGTGAGCATCCTCTCGACGGCATATTCTTACGGCGGACGGGAGGGACTGTACGAAATCGCCTTGGTGGACGCAGATGGCGAACCAGTCAATATCCGAGGCCAGGTAAAGGGCTTTGAAGGTGACGAGGTGCTTGGCTGGCTCACCGAGAGACAGGTGCGCGAGTACATCAAGGTGCTCGGCGACTTTGTCTGGCATCACAAAGGCTTGGACGCCGAACAGATCAAGCGGCAGCTCTGGACCGAAAAATGGATGGGCCGTAATGCCTGGAGCAAGATTATCGAGGAGATGCACGAGCGGAAGTGGCAGGCTTTTGAAGACGACAAGGCAGAGCTTTTTTTGAATAGTAGGAAGGCCGGACCAATGAAGAAGATCGGGCTCTAATTACCGCCGAGAGCCGAGCGAGGCTGAATAAATAATCACATGCCAGCCGGTCAGGTCGACATAGTCTCTATATAATAGTAAAATAAGAAGCAGCACAAGATTGGATTTGTCCAAATCGGACACCGAGAGCAGCCGAAAAAGAATCTCAGGTGTGGAGGACAGCATGACAGAAAAAGACGTGGAAGTAATCAAAGACCTGCTGAGTAAGGCTGTGACCAAAGCGTACGCGGCGGGCAAGCGGGCGGCAAAGGACCCGTACCGACAGACCGAGCGACGGCTCAGGGCTTACCCGGTGCTCAAGCGCAATGTCGAGCGGTACAAAGCCGACATCGAGGACATCAAGCGCGAAGATTTTGGCAAGAGCCAGAGTCTCGTACTCTTCCGGCGCAATTCCGGCCAGCCACCTAAAAAGGACCTCGACGAGATCCGCGAGGAGAAAATCATCGAGGTGCGTGCCAAGCTCTTGCGCGACGAGAAGGAGACTCGCGAGATCGAGATGGCTCTGGCGTATGTCAGGGATTATCCGTACTACGGTCTCATCGAGATGATTTACTTTCAGGGGCTCGAGCAGGTCGAGATTGAGGACCGGCTGCATTGCGACCGCTCGACAATCTACCGCAACCGCAAGATCCTCGTCAGCCGCATCAGCGAGGTGCTCTACGGTGCCGACGCGCTGTAATGCGACAGACTTGCGCGACAATCGTGCAACATCAGCCCGAAAAAATTATGCTATGATAAAAGACATGGACAAAGTATGACTGCATACGATACTCCACGTCTACGGTAAGAGACGCCAGTGATGGCGTCTTTTTTCGTGCGCAAAAGGAGGCGGGCGGGTGAAGATCTACTGCGACAATGAGCGATGCCGGTACAATGACGCGCAGACCTGCACGCAGAACCTCGTCTACTACGTCGGCCGGAAGTGCATGACCTTCCGTGACGGGCGGCACCATGAGACCAGCCGCCTGATGCGGACGAGCGAGAGGACCGGCTGCCGGAAGCGAGGTGGCCGGTACGTGTCGGATGCGCGACGAATCATCAAGTGAGAGAGGAGGCGAGGCGCGTGTGCGAGGAAAGAGCAAGTGGGAGCTAGCAGAGATTGACTATGTCGCGGGCATGAAGTACCGCGAGATTGCCGAGAAATACGGCGTCAGCATCAACACCGTGAAGAGCTGGAAGGTGCGCCATTCTTGGGACCGCAAGGGAAACGGCCCGAGAAAAAGAAAGCGTGCACACACGATGCGTATAAAAGCACGCACACAAAAGATGCACGAGCAGGAAGAGCGCGATGAAGAAAAGCGGAAAGCCATCAAGGCGCTCGTTAAGGTCGACAAAATCAATGAGCGTCAACGCCTCTTTGCCCTTTATTACTTCCAGACGCACAATGCGACAGCTTCTTACCAACGCGCGTACGGGTGCACGAGGGCCGCGGCTTCGGCCTCGGCTTATAAGCTACTCAGAAATCCTGCGATTATTGCGACGATTCGCGAGTTGCAGGCCGATCGCGACGCAACGTTGCTGCTGACGGCGGGCGATGTAGTCGAGCTCTACATGCGCATCGCCTTTACTGACTACAGCGATTTACTGGATTTCAGCGAGCGGAATGTCAGAATAAAAGACCTCGAGCAGGCCGACACGCAGCTCTTTGAGTCATTCCAGATCAATGACCACGGCGGTGTGGCCTTTAAGACGGCCAACCGCATGAAGGCGCTGCAATGGCTGGCGAGCTACTTCGAGCTCAATCCACGCGATAGGCATCGGGCGGCATACCAGGCCAAAATGGCAGAGCTCAGGGAGCGAGAGGTCAAGAGCAAGGAGGATGGCTGGTAAATGGCACAGGCATGGGCGATGAGACTCTATCAGTCACGCGAGTGGCGCGAGCTCAGACGGGCAATCATCCAAGAGCGCGGCCTGCGATGCGAGGCATGCGGGCGGCTGGTGCACAATGCATCCGACTTGACGGCCGACCACATCCGCGAGCTGACACCGGAGACGGTGCAGGATGCCGACATCGCACTCAATCAAGACAACGTGCAGCTGCTCTGCGCGGACTGCCACAATCGCAAGCATCAACGCTTCGGCCACACGGGCCGGGGCGTTTTTATCGTCTACGGCTCGCCGTGCAGCGGCAAGACAACACTTGTTAATCAGCTCAAGCTGCGCGGCGACATCATCGTCGACATGGACCTACTCTACCAAGCAGTGAGCGGATGCGTGCTCTACGACAAGCCGGACAATATCAAGCAGGTCGTCTTCCGCGTGCGCGACACCTTGCTCGATGCCGTCAAGACGCGGCTCGGCAAGTGGAATAATGCGTACATCATCGGCGGCTATCCGTACAAGGCTAAGCGTGAGGCGCTGGCCAGGCAGCTCGGCGCGCAGCTCATCTATTGCGAGTCGACGCGCGAGGAGTGCCTGGCACGCGCCAAAGAGCGCGGCGTCTTCGCGGCGGACTGGGGAAAGTATGTGCGCCGATGGTGGAATGAGTACGAGCCGTGAGTGCCTCGAGTGGACAGACCCCCCTGGCCTTGCGACCTGGATCAAAAAATTTAGAACCGTGCGGGATACCTTTTTAAAATCCGCACCGAAAATTTGACTTTTCGGCCGAGCTTTTTGGAATCGAGGTGAGATGGGTGGAAGTCAAGCAAGAGTACGAGAGATTGCGCGAGCTCTTCCGAGATGGAGCGGATGAGAAGCTGATGGAAGCGGCGGATGGCGCCATCATGGAGGCCGCGCGCATCCGCTGCCAGCTCGACGAGCTCAACAAGATCGCGCGGGCGGGCGGCCTCGTCAAGTACGACCCAGCGAACCCGTCACGCCAGAAGACGCAGCCAATCGCGCGGACTATCACACAGGTGCGCGCGAGCTATATCAGCTACGTCGCCAAGCTGACCAAGATGCTCGGCGGCGGCTCGCTGGAAGATGACGATGATGACCTCGACGAGTATGAGTAAGCCGAGGGACGGGAAGCTGGATAAAAAGCGGCCACGCCTGCTGGCACCATACCGCTCCTATCTGCATCTCTATGCCGAGAAAATCAAGAGCGGCCAGATCATCGCGGGCACGCATATCAAGCAGGGCATCCGGCGATTCCTCAATGACTTCGACGACCCGGAGCTGCGCATCGACTTATCCGAATCGGACAAGCGCATCCGCTTCATCGAGCACGAGTGCAAGCTCTACGAGGCACCATTTAGCGGGCGGCCCTTCCGGCTCGAGCTCTTCCAGAAGGCCATCATTGAGTCGATTTACGCGATCAAGAAATGGAACCCAGAGGCGAATTTTGGTAAAGGCGGCTGGGTGCGCAAGTATCAGGATGTCCTCATTCTCATTGCGCGCAAAAATGGCAAGACGCCGCTCGTCGCGGCCATCTCGCTGTCGGAATTTATGTGCGGGGAAATGGGCACGAAAATCCTCTACGGCTCGAATGACTTCGAGCAGGCGGACCTCGCTTTCTCGGCGACCGACGCCATGCGCGAGGAATCGCCGAGCATGGCCAAGCGCACGCGGCGCAACCAGAAAGGCATCTTCTTCGGCAACCCCAAGCACCGCAAGACGAAGGGGAAATACTCATACCAGAATAAGGGCTCCATCCGCAAGATCTCGGCGAACGGCAAAAATAAAGAAGGCCGCAACATCAAGGTCGGCGTCGTCGATGAGGTGCACGAGATGGAGGATGACCATCTCATCATGCCGATACAGCAGGCACTTTCGACGCAGGACGAGCCGCTCTATTTTGAAATCACGACCGAGGGCTTTACAGAGGACGGCTATCTCGACCACAGGCTTGCCGATGCGCAGAAGGTGCTCGACGGCGAGCTTGACCGGCCCGATTGGGCGATATGGTGGTACAGCCAGGACAGTGAAGAAGAGGTCTGGCAGGATGAGAGGTCCTGGCAGAAGAGCAACCCGGGCATCGGCGTCATCAAGAAATGGTCGTACCTACGCAAACAGGTCGAAGAAGCGAAGAGCAATCCGTCGCAGCGCGCCTTTGTGCTCGCAAAGGACTTTAACATCAAGCAAAATTCCTCGGCGGCTTGGCTCGACGAGGCAACCATCGCCAACACCGAGACCTTTGACCCAGAGACGCTGCGCGGCCAGTATTACATCGGCGGCCTCGACTTTGCTGAGACGACCGACTTGTGCTCGGCGCGGGCTCTTTTTGAAGACCAGCAGACGCGGAAGAAGTACACGCTGCAGATGTACTTCATCCCGGAAGCCAAGGCCGACGCGATTCTCGACGACGACTCACAGCTCAACCCCGAGCGGAAGAATTATCGCGAGTGGGAGAAGCAGGGCCTCGTCGTCATCTGCCCAGGCGCGGAAGTAGACGCCGAGCTCGTCGCCGGTTGGTTTGTCGACCTCTACGAGCATTACGGCATGATGCCCTACAAGATCGGCTACGATAACTGGCACAGCAAGGATTTTCAGGAAATCATCGCCGACAACTTTGGCAAGGAAGTGCTCGAGCGAATCGGCATGGACTTTATGAGCCTGTCGGGACCGATGCGGTCGCTCGAGTCGGACCTCGGACGCAATGTCCTCGTCTACAACAACAACGAGATCGACCGCTGGTGCCTGAGCAACACCGGCTACAAGACCAACAACATCGGGCTCATCATGCCGGTAAAAAAGTACGGCACGAGCAAGAATCGCATCGACGGTACGCTGAGCGATATCATCTGCTACGCGACGTTTAATCGCTATCGGTCGCTGTACCGTGATGCGCAGAAAATGAGGTGAGGAGCGAGACATGATTTTTGAAAATTACATCCAGGGACTGCTGGATGTCTACAAGGGATGGCGCGGAAAGAGATTTATACAAGGCGTCCTAAATGATAATCGGGCGGTCTTTACCTCATTTGGCGGCAATATCTACCTGTCGGATATCGTCAATAATTGCATCAACCGCATCGCGACGGAGATCGGCAAGATTGACGTCTGCAGCGTCGTGCGTGTCGGCAGTAATATTGCCGTGCAGAATGACGACATCACGCGCCTCTTCCGCTTCCATCCAAACCCCTTGCAGACGACAAAGGATTTTCTAGAGGCTTGCGTCTGGCTGCAGCGCAAGACGATGCACTGCTTCGTCTTCCCACAATGGGAGGACGTCAAGGGTGCGAATGGATTGACGTACCGGCGATACACGGCACTCTACCCGCTCAATCCATCGTCGGCCGAGCTCGGACGCAATGAGACAGGGCGCTGGATGATTAAATTCTATTGGCGCGACGGCGGCACAGATACGCTGCCGTACGACCAGGTCATCCACCTCAAGTGGCGACGCGGCAAGAACCTCGTCATGGGCGGCGGCGACGATCACGGCCACGCCGATACGCGCGACGCGCAGAAGGCAGTCGAAACGCTCGACAAAATGATACAGGGCCTGCCGCTCAGCATCGAGTCGAGCTTAAAGCTCAACGGCGTCTTTACATCAAAAACGAAGCTCGACGCCGACAAGCTACGGGCGGCACGCGATGAATTTGAAGACCGCATCCTGACGTCCAAGGCGGGCATAGCAGCTGTCGATGTCGCGGGCGACTTTACGCCAATCCAGAGCCATCAGGCCGTCATCCCCGATAGCACGATGAAATTTATCAAGGATATCATCCGCAATCGTTACGGAGTCAGCGCAGCCATCCTGGACGGCGACTACAATGACGCTCAGCACGCGGCATTTTACCAGAATTGCATCGAGGACTTTATCAACGAATTTGAGCAGGCTATGACAGCCTGCCTTTTTTCTGCGCGCGAGCAGGACGTCGGCCACCGCATCCGATGCTATTACAACAAAGTCGAATACTACGACACGGCCAACAAGATGCAGCTGGCGCAGATCGCGCGCGACACGGGCCTCATGACACTCAATCAGATTGCCGACATGTTTGGCATCGAGCCATTCGATGGCGGCGACCGCCGCCTGCAGTCACTGAATTACGTCAACACAGAGCTGGTCGACAAGTACCAGCTCGATGCGAAAGGAGCAAATGCAAATGCCGAAAGCAAAGCGCCGGGCGAATCCGGCAAGTAAGAAAGATGACGCGATGACTTGCGTCCGCAGCTACAAGCGCCAGGAATTCCGCGCCGCGGCGGGCGGCAATGATGGCAAGGATGGCGAGGATAAGGGCATCCGCTCAATCACCGGCCATCCGGCTGTTTTCAGCTCCCCGGCCGACATTGGCGGCTGGTTTGAGGAGATCATCGAGCCGGGCGCTTTTGACGACTGCGACCTGACCGACGTGCTACTCTTCACGAATCACCGCGACATGAAGATCCCGCTCGCCCGCAGCCGCAATAACAACGGCGGCTCGACGATGACGCTGACAGTCGACGACATCGGACTCAGGATGGATGCCGACCTAGACGTCGAGAACAATCAAGAAAGCAGAGCACTCTTCTCGGCCATCGAGCGCGGCGACATGGACGGCATGAGCTTCTGCTTCCGCGTGCGGGAGCAGACTTGGGACAATCTTGACACAGATTATCCCACGCGCCACATCACCAAGATCGCCAAGGTCTACGAGGTCTCGGCGGTCAACGAGCCAGCTTATGAAGATACCGATATTTCCGCTCGCGACAAAGCGGCACTGGAGAGTGCCCGAAAGGATGTGGAGACAGCCCGGTCGCAATCGCTGGAGAGCGAGAAAGAGCTTGAAGTATATAGACTCAAAAACAAGATTCTGGCAAATGCCTAAGCGAAAGAAGGTAAACACATGAACAGAGAAAAAATCCTGAAGCTCATCCGCGCCAAGGAAGAGCGCAAGAAAGAGCTCGCTGAGAAGTCGGACAAGGCGACGACCATCGAGGAGCTGCGCTCCATCGGCGAGGACATCAAGCGCGTCAACAACGAAATCGAGGAGCTGCGCGGCATCATCACCGACGACCCAAGCAATGCCGTTGCCGAGCGCACGAAGGCGGTCAACGAGAAGACGGGCGACACCAAAAAAGAAGATCGCAGCAAGAAGCTCGACGACCCCGAGAAGGGCTTTGAGTCGCGCGGCCGCGTCGACCTCGACGGCACGTCGACGAAGGAATCCGCCGAAGCGCGTAACCGCGAGTACGGCAAGAACCTCAAAGAGGGTCGCTCTATTACGGTAAGCGGCGGCACCATCGTCCTGCCGCAGCACACGGGCGACACGATCAATCCGAGCTTCCTGCAGAGCTCGAACCTCATCGACCTCGTCCGTCAGGTGCCAATCCCGGGCGGCGAGACGTACAGCCAGCCGTATGAGATCAGCACGGACGCCGCAGACTACACCGGCGAGGGCGCAGAGGCGGCCACGGCTGAGGTCAAGTTTGGCAAAGCGACTATCACCAAAGCCAAAGTCACGGCCTACAGCGAGATGACCGAAGAAGTCGAGAGGCTGGCCGAAGCGCCGTATGCAGAAGCTGTCCTCGGCGCGGTCGAGACGTCCTTGCGCAAGAAACTCGCCAAGGAAATCCTCGTCGGCACGGGTGCAGACAATACGCTGACGGGTATCTTCTCGGCCAAGGCAACGGCCATTGACGCCAACACCGACATCGCAATCGGTAAAATTGACAATACGACGCTCGACATGATCATCTACAGCTACGGCGGTGATGAGAGTGTCGAGGGCATGAATCTCCTGGTCCTCAACAAAAAGGATCTCGCGGCTTTTGCTCGCCTGCGCAACACGGACGGCAGCAAATTCCACACGATCATCATGAATGGCAACGGCGGCTCGGGCACGATTGACGGCACGCCCTTCGTCATCAACTCCGCCTGCGGATCGGTCGCAGACGACAAGACGGCCGAAAATGCATACTGCATGGCATATGGCAATCCACTCAATTACCAGCTCACGATTTTCTCGGACCCGGAAATCAAAAAGAGCACGGATTACAAATTTAAGGAAGGCATGGTCTGCCATCGCGGCGTCGTCTTCGCTGGCGGCAATGTCGTCAGTGCAAATGGCTTCATCCGCATCAAAAAGGCACCGAAAGCATAACCTGCAGGATAAGCAGAGGCTCGGCTTTGGCCGGGCCTTTTGCATGTCCAAATCGGACACAAAAATGAGGAGGAAATGGCATGAAGGCGAAGACGCTGAAAGCATTCATCGACCGCGAGACTGGCGCTGGCTACAATGTCGGCGATATTTACGAGAGCGGCGACAGCGGGCGACTGGACGAGCTGGTGGCGGGCGGCTACATCGAGGCAATCGCGCCGCGCAGTAAAAAGCCACCGGCCACCGCGGCGGCACCCGCAGATAAGAGCACGACCGTAAAGGCAAAGGAGTGAGCGCGATGACGGCGACAGAGACAGACCTGCAGCTCGTCGCGATGCTCCTGCGCATCGACACCGATGCCGACACGCTCAAGATCATCCGCGCTTACGTGAGCGCGGCCGAGTCGTGGCTGCACAATGCGGGCGTCGAGCCGGACTATGATGACGGCCTCTACACCAATGCCGTCGCGGCCTATGTCGGCCAGCAGTACGATGACCCAGAGGGCGGCACAGCCAAGGCGGGCGATGTCACGCTGTCGGCGATGGCCGAGCAGCTGCGGCTCGCACAGGCGTCAAAGCGAGAGGCAGGCGGTGACGCGGTATGAAGCAATCCGACGTGGGAAAGCTCGACAAGCGCATCGACCTGCTTAAGCCGGTCAATGCAAATGCCTATAAAGTCGTCGCAACGGTCTGGGCAATCTTTCGGCGGCCTGGCATCAAGAACGGGGCCATGCTCGGCAGCGCCGAGGCTGTCGTCATCACGCAGGGTGTGACCATCCGCGAGCGCAAGGACGTCCGCAAAGGTTGGCGCATCCGCTATCCGGCAGGGGATAAGATGGGCGCGCTCTACGATATACTGCATGTCGATGCATCCGTGCACCACGAGCTCACGCTGACCTGCAAAGACATCGAGGTAAAGACATGAGCGAGCCTTTTAAAATAAACGTCCGGCTCGACGACGTCGTCTTCCGCGCGACGGCTGATATCAGCAAGTACGACAAGGAGACACAGGATAAAATCAAGGCTGCCATCGCTGATGGTACCAAGGCTGTCTATGAGGAGGCTGTCAATCGCGCGCCCAAGCGGACGGGCGGCCTGATTGAGGGCATCAAGATGGATGTCAAGGGAGCGCACGGCACGGTCAAGAGCACCGCGCCAATATCACATGTCGTCGAGTACGGCAGCGGCCCGCGCATCGCCTCGCCGCTGCACGCAAAGGCGATGCTCATCAATGGCGACTTTGTGCGCGGCCACGTCGTCAGCACGATGCCAGAGCGGCCTTTTATGAGACCTGCAGCTGAGGCGGGCAAAACGAAAATCGAGGCGGCAGTCAAGGAGGCTATCAACAAATGAGAGTCATCAAGCACCTGCCGATCTTATCCCTGCAGGAGGCGGTCTATGGGCTGCTCGAGCAGGGACAGACTGCACAGGTCTATCGGTCGATACCGGCCGAGGCGAAGAAGAGCCCGTATATCACAATCGGGCTCTGCACAGTGAAGCCGGAGGACACAAAAGAGGATGCCCTCTGGAATTGTACGCTGGCCATCGATATCTGGAGCACCGGGGCGGGTGCTGGGGATATCATCGAGGCGGACAGCGCCGACACGGCGGGCGGCTCGGTAGCCGGTACACAGATTGCCGAGCAGGCGAAGAAAATCTACGAAGCCGTCGACGACATCAGCTATCTGATGACGAAGTACGGCGACCGCATCACAATCGACGGCTACAAGGTCCTCGACGTCGAGGTTGAGCAGAGCGAGACCTTTCCGACGAGCGACCTCGGCTATCATGCGACCGTCTCGGTGCGGTATCAGCTCATCGACAAGTAAAAATAAGGAGTGACTATACATGGCAATCACAGAAGATCAGCTCAAGACGCTGCCGGAAAATCCCGACAAGAGCGTCGCGAGCCCTGGCAAAGACCATCTGCTGCAGGTGGATGGCGGCACGACGGAAAAGCCGAGCTGGATCACGGTCGGCGGTCAGCGCAATGCGCCGCTCGATCAGACAGCAGACTCCATCGATGCATCCCACAAATCCTCGGGCGACTGGAAGCAGACCCTGCCAGGACTCAAAGGCTGGACGTGCTCGTACAGCGGCCTGCGCATCCTCAATGATGACGGCCTCACCATCCTCGGCTACTGCTTCCGCAACAGCAAGCAGGCTCACGTCCGCTTTATCGACAAAGAGGGCAATTATCAGGAGGGCTGGTGCTACGTCACCAAGCTGACCAAGGACACGAGCTACACGGCCGTCGCGACCTACACGGCGACGCTCAGCGGCGTCGGCGCAATCAGTGATGTCAAGAAGGATGCTACCTACACGGCCTCGACGACCACGACGCCCGGCGCAGGTGCATAAGCTCGAGAGGAGAATAGAAATTGAAAAAACCAACGACGTTTAAAATCGGCGAGCGCGAGTACACGCTCGTCTTTTCAATTCGCGCGTTGGCAAACATGGAGCGCTCGATCGGGCGCTCCATTTTGTCAATTATAGCGGGCACGCAGGCAGAGTGGATGCGCAGTATGACTGTAGATTTCACAGCCTATGGCCTCAAGTACGGCCTGCAGGGGATGCCAGACAAATTTGACCCCTACAAAGTCATCGAGGATGCCTTTGAGAATGGCATGGAGCTCAATGAGCTGACGGGCTACATCCTGCTCGCCATCGAGCAAACCGGCCTTTTTCGGATCCGGACGCCAGAGCCGATGACAGCAAAGACCGGCGAGACCGAGACGGAGAAAAAGTAAAGTCCTTCTGCGAGTGGGTGGAGAAGAGTGAGCCGGTGGCCTATCGCATCGGCCTGAAGCCGACGGAATTTGAGGAGCTGACGCCGGGCGAATTCCGTATGCTCGTCGAGGCGAGCGAGGCGCGGCGCAAGGATGAGGATTACCGTCGCTCCTACTTTGTCGCGATGCTGATAAATCCACATCTCAAAGACCCGATAAGCCCAGATCAGATTTTCGACCCGCTCTACTACACAGCCGAGGAGATCAAGGAGAAGAAAAATCGGCAGGCCGAGGATGAGGCGGAATACTTCAAGAGCTTCGACAAATCGAAGAGCGACTCGGACAAAAAAGAATAATCATGTATCAATCGAGAGGTGAAGAAATTGTCGACCATATCAGAGCTGCTTATCAAGATTGGCGCTGACTCATCGGGCCTGCGCAAAGAGCTGGGCGAGTCAAAGACCGCCATCAATCAGACCTTTGGCGATGTCAAGCCTCTCGACACGATGCAGGGAGCGCTGACGAGCACGACGAGCAAAGTCGAGTCACTCATCGGCTCTTTCACAAAATTCGCGGGCGTCGCGGCGGGCGGCTTCGGCCTGACCTCGCTGATCTCGGGCGCAGTAGCTGCAGGCGAGAGCACATACCAGCTGTCGCAGCGTATGGGTGTCACGGCGGCACAGGCGGGCGAATTCAAACGCATCTTGTCGCTGACAGGCGGCGACGCGGACGCCGCCAGCAAGGCCATCATGAAGCTCGACAAGACCCTGACGGGCGGCGGCTCGGCGGCACAGAAGACGCAGCAGATCTTTGACGCGCTTGGCATCTCACTTAAAGACCAACAGGGCCACCTGCTGCCGCTCAATCAGCAGATGGAGCAGCTGGCCGAGGGCTACAAAAAGGCCGAGAAAGCGGGCTACGGCCAGGAATTCATTATGAATACGCTGGGGGCGAAGGGGCTGTCATTGACGCAGACCCTGCGCGAGTACGCTGAGGCGAAAGAAAAGGCCGCGCAAGTCAAGTCGTCCGGCATGATCGACCCGAAGCAGATGCACGAGCTCGACCAGGAAATGAAGCTCGTCAATATGCAATTCGGCCAGCTCAAAGTCGCGGGCGGTGCGGCACTCGCGCCGCTCGCGAAGGAATTCATGCCCGTCGTCCTCAAGGGGCTCAGCGAAGCAGCTGTCTTTATCAAAAATAACAGCACGCAGATCAAAACGCTGACGACCGACCTCGTCAAGCTCTACGCTATCTACAAATCCATCCAGGCCGTCCGTGCTATCAGCACAAAGGCAGGCTCAGCCGTCAAGACAACCATCGGTAAAGCACTCGGCAATAATGCCGAGGTCGCCGAGGCCGAGAAGACGCAGGCTGAGATTACAAAAGTGCAGCAGCGCGCCATCACGAGACGCATGACCGCGATGCAAGCCGCGGCAAATAAAGAAATCAAGGCGTACGAGAGGACCGTCCAAAAGATGGAGGCCACCGAGGCCGAGAAGACGCGCCTCGTCACGGAATTTACGACTCAGCGCACCATCGCCCTCGAAGAAGCTCAGCTCAAAGAGCGGGCGGCAATGGAAAAGACCTTTTTGAGCTACCAGACCCAGAAGGCCAGAGAAGTAGAGATTGCCGCCAAGGCCGAGCAGGCCAAAGCCGGGGCTGCCGAAAAAGCAGCCGTGCAGATCTCCGAGGCAAACACAGCTGCAGGCGCATCCGCATCGCGCATCGTCGAGGGCAATGCACTCGCGGCGGAGAGCGAGGTGGCCAAGGCTGACGCCGCCACCGTCGCGTCGGGACGTATCGTCGAGGCAAATGTGGCCGCATCAACAGCGACGGCGGAGACGACAGCAAAACAGGAGGCACTGACCGCATCAGAAATTGCTGCTGGAAGTGCAGCAACGGCGGCCGGAGAAAAATCTGTAGCCGCATCAACTGTAGCTACAGCGGCGACCGAAGGCACGACTGTAGCAACCAAGGGACTCACAACAGCAACCGTCGCGCAAGAGGGAGCTGCCTCGCGCAGCACCGCAACGATGACGGCAGGAGCAATCAGCGCGACGAGCAAAGTAAGGTCACTCGCAGCAGCTGTACTGGCGCTGGCAAGCAGCTGGTGGGGAGCTGCGGCCGCTTTTGCTGCATATCAGGGAGCCAAGGCAGCGGAGGCATACGCTGAAAAGAAGGGACAAGAGACATACGACCTGAATGGCGTGAGGTACTACCATAATGAATCAGATGGACGATGGTACACACATGAGACGGACCCTAATAATATGACAGTGGAGCCGGACAATATTGGCGGCTCAGAAAACCACGCAGGATCTTTTTTAAATACGTGGGCGATAGGGACACATAACGATAGCCAAAGCATGTCCCTTGTAACAGATATCGATACAATTAAGCAGTTGAACGGCCAAGAGGCGAAGAGATACCACGAATCGGATGTAGGAAAAGCAAAGGACCAGGCGGAAGAAGCTGCGAATCAGGCATTACGAGCGCAAAGCATGGCCGAAGCAATCAGCCTTGCTGATCCAGGGATGGGGATCGCACCGGGAGGCGGCTCGGGCGGCAGCGGTGGCGCATCGTCGGGCGGCGGAAGTGCCGGGCCCATCGAGGCACCGGCGACGCCGATGCGGACGAAATGGTCTTTTGAGGACGATCCAGAGCTCGTGCAGTGGGCAAATGAGATTGAGTATGCCGCTACATATCACGGAGTCGATGCCGGGCTGATCGCGGCAATCATCAAAGCTGAGTCACACGGAGAGCCTAACGTGTGGTCGTCGGACCATGCACATTGGGGCCTTGGCCAGATATCGCAGGACATTGCCAATGCCTACGGCGGCGGCAGGGGATACGGCCCTGGCAGCGACCCGAATGACAATATCATGGCAATCGGCGGCTACCTGCGTGCCCTGCTAGACCAATACGGCAATGACCCGGAGGCGGCTATATCGGCTTACAACCTCGGTCATGCTGATACGAGCGCCAACCCGGATTACATCCAAAAAGTCGAGGGCTACTACAATAGCTTCACGACGTCTCAGGTGCCACTGGCGGGCGGCGCAGGTGCGGCACAGGCGCAGCCGGTGGCTTACGACATCCCAGTCGGCGAAGTGGCAGCTTACATCGCCGCAAATAATTTCTGGGACGGCCAGGCATGGACCGGCTCGCTCGGCAGCGATGCGGCAGGCTGGTGTGACGACTGGGCACATGAGGTATACAAGCAGATGTTTGATGCGCTCGGCAAAGAGGACATATTCGGCAGCGGCGTCGTCAATAACTCCAATTTCCGCGCGCTCGGTGCATATCATGAGGCCAATATCAATGATATCGGTGCACAGCTGCAGCCTGGCGACCTCGTCGACACGCCGGGGCATGTCGGCATCTATCTCGGAAATGGAATGGTACGCTCGCGCCAAAGCAGCATGGGCATCCATGATTTGACCTTGCAGGACTTTGACGCCACTTTTGGCGGCATCCAGGGCTACGGCTCTATCGCCGAGGCGACGGGCGGCATGACAGCCAAGTCGACCTTGATCGGCCAGACGATGACACAGGCCAACCATGCGGCCGAGGAAGCTGCGCGGAAGCTCAAGCAGGCTCAGGACGAGGCAAAGAAGCTGTCTGTCGAGATGCAGAGCGCCGTCTTTGACAATGATGCCCTCGAGTATCAAAAAGAATGGGCAAAATTTACCGGCGATATCAAAAAGAAGAAGCAGGAGATCAATAAGCTGGCGGCCGTGCCGGGTATGAGCAAAGAGACCATTGCGGCACTCAATAAGCAGCTCGACGAGTACACCGACAGTATGCACAGGAAATTTATCAAAAAATGGGTTGACGCATGGAACGACGCCGAGCTGGCATCACGCGCAGCACTTGCGCAGCAGCACCATGATTACGAGGAGTCAGCCGATATCGAGTACCAGCAGACAATCATCAAGCTCGACCGAGAGCGTGAGAAGAAAGAAAAAGAGCTGATGCACGACAAGAATGACTACGAGATGCGCCAAAGGATCAGTGACTGGTACTATGCACAGGTCGACGAGGCCCAGGACAAGCAGCGCAAGGCAAAGCAGGAGGCCCATGACAAGTATGTCGAGTACCTCGTCGAGGAGGGCAATCTCGCTCAGCTCGTCGCCTACATGGGCACGCCGGTCATCAAGCCGGACGGCACGGCTGATAAGTCGAAGGGCATGAAGGCGGGCGAGGAGTCACTTAACCGCGAGGCCGAGCGCAGGCTGGCCAAGGAGTACGTCAAGATCTGGCAGGACGCGCACGGCAGCATGATTGGCTACATTGCGGATGTGTCGGACAATCTCTACAGTACGATGACGGACTCGATGGCAGAATTTATCCGTGGCACCAAGGGAGCCAAGGCGGCCCTGCAGGATTTCGGCAATTCCGTGCTGAGTATGATGGCCAAGATTGCCGCGCAGCGCCTCGCCGCGAGCTGGATGACGAGCATCCTCGGCATCTTCGGCGGCTCGCGCGGTGGAACTTCGGCAGCGTACAATTTCGGCGGCGTACAGCACAGCAATACCTTTGGCTTTGCTGGCGTCTCGCCGGTGACGCAATTTACAAGCGGCCTCTCTAATACTGCTAATTTTGCCAGTCATCTCAAGGTACCGGGCTTTGCGTCGGGCGGCATTGTCACAGCACCGACCCTTGCGATGATCGGCGAGGGTGGCGAGCATGAGGCCGTCATCCCGCTCAATGACCGCAATCTCAAAGCGATGGGCGGCAATGGCAGCAAGGGCGGCGGCGTCATCGTCAATATCACCAATAAGACGAGCTCTGAGGTCAGCGTGCAGAAGAGTGGCTTTAATGAGGACCTCGGCAAGTGGGTGCTCGATGTCGTTGTCGATGGCGCTCAGCGTGACCGCAATGGCTTCGGCCGTAATCTCAAGACGGCACTCAAGGGGACGATGTGATGGCAGAGACATATACTTTTCCAGCGGATTTTCCCGAGCCGAATATCGCTTCGACGAGCGGCGCGGGTGACTCGTATAAAGACAAGCTGCAGGACAGCACGATCAGCGTCACGAGCGACGCCAACTACAAAAAGACGAGGCCACGTACGACCCGCATGGTCGAGACATGGACGTATGCGTGGGTCGGCGTGAGCAAAGCCGACTTCGACAAGCTCAAAGCATTTTTTCGGCAGGTCGGCACTTACCAGCAATTCGCTTGGACCGATTGGAATACAAAAGAGGCCCACGTCGTGCGCTTTATCGACGCACTTGAATGGCAGGAAAATCACCCGTACGGATGGCAGGGCGTGCTCAAATTTGAGGAGGTGTAAGCGTGCTCGAATTTTCTAAGATTGCGACGCTCGAGAAGAATAAGCTCTCGACCGACGCGCCCTTTTTGATGCTCTTTGACATCAATCACACGCAGCTGGCTGAGGACATCCGGCTCGTACGCAATACTGACGACATCAAGTGGGCAGGCAAGACATGGACGGCCTTCCCGATCGACATCGAGGACAGCGAGGAGGACGGCAAGACCCTGCCTGCACTCAATCTCAAGATCTCATCCGGCCAGGGACTCATCACGACATACTTGCAAAAGTACGGCGGACTGACCGACGCGCGCGTCAAGCTCTACGTCGTGCACGCAAAATGCCTCGACTCCGACAAGCCAGAGCTCGAAATGGAGTACCAGATCACTGAGACGACCTACGACGAGCAGTGGATTACTTTCACACTCGGCGCATCGCCCGAGCTCGCCAACCGCTTTCCGGCGCAGAAGTACCTCACAGACTTCTGCCCATTCATCTGCGGCGACATCCGCTGCGGCTACGCGGGCGACAAGACGTGTAAAAACAACTTGGCGTCCTGCCTCATCCCCGAGCGCTTCGGCGGCGAGCCAGGCATCCAGACAGGGAGATGACAGCATGAGACTTTATCAGGGAGACTGCCTGGAGATCATGCAGCAGCTTGAGGATAAGAGCGTCGACATGGTACTTTGTGACCTGCCGTATGGATGTACGCGCAATAAGTGGGACGCCATCATACCGATGGGGCCGCTCTGGGAGCAGTACGAGCGCATCGCCAAGGACAATGCGGCAATCGTGCTCTTCTCAAATCCGCCTTTTACGGCGCAGCTCATCCTCTCCAATCTCAAGCTGTACCGCTACGAGATTATCTGGGCAAAACCGCAGGGCACGGATTTTCTTAATGCAAATCGTAAACCGCTCAAGGCCCATGAAAATATCGAGGTCTTTTACAAGCACCTGCCGTACTACAACCGCAAGGGCAGGATGGGAAAGCCGTATAGGAGCATGACTGGCCGGACGTCAGAAAATTGGGGGGGTACGAGAGAGTCGTTACAGAAAACCGCGACGGGCGGCGCTGCAACACGACGGTGTACCATGCGCCGTCACCTCGAGGCAGCCACCATCCGACCGAGAAACCGACAGAACTGCTCGCGTGGCTGGTCGGGATGTATACGCGGCCAGGCGAAGTCGTGCTCGACAACTGCATGGGCAGTGGCTCGACTGGCGTCGCGTGCCTCGAGACGGGGCGTGACTTTATCGGTATCGAGCGGGACAGCAAGTATTTTGAGATAGCAAAAGAGCGCATCGAGGGCGCGAAGAAGGTGTAAATCATGGATTTTACATATGACGACCTGGTCGGCATTCCTTTTATCGACGGCGGGCGGGATGCTAAGAGCGGCCTGGACTGCTGGGGGCTCGTCAAGGAGGCATTCAGGCGGCAGGGCTGCGAGGTGCCGGATTATCATATCTCAGCGATTGAGGCGGCCGACATCGCCGGGACAATGAAGCGCCAGGAAGATGACTGGATTAGCCTCGACGGGCCGCGCGTAGGTTGCCTCGTATTGCTGCGGCTGACACCGGGGCTTTGGGCGAATCATGTCGGCATCTACGTCGGCGACGGTAGATTTTTGCACGCTTACCTGCCGACTGGCGTCTGCGTCGACCGGCTGCGGCGCTGGCAGTCGCGCATCGTCGGGTATTACAGCCCGGGAGGAGGATGGCATTGATACAGATTGTAAGGATTGCAAATCCATTTGAGCCGACAAGGCGCGAGATCGAGGAGATCTGCTACACGGGCGGCAAAGTCACCGCGTATGTCGAGACGGAGGGACGCGACGTCTACATCGATGGCAATCTCGTCGAGCGTCCAGACGAGACGACACCGCTCAACGGCTCGCAGATTGTCGTCATCCCACACATCGCTGGTAAAGGCATCATGCGCGTGCTCGGCCTCGTCGCGATGATTGCTCTCTCAGTCTACTCGAGCAATATCGCGGGCGGCCTGTGGAAGGGACTCGGCACGGCTTTTCGCGCGGGCCACATCGGCGCGCTGCTCGCGTCGGGCGCGGTGATGTTTCTGGGCGGCAAGATCATCAATGCTGTCTTCCCACAGGCAGTTGATAATATCAACTGGAATGACCATGAGACAACACAGACCTACGGATGGGACCTGCCGACGCCGACCACAACGGCAGGTACAGTCGTCGGCGAAACATATGGCGAGTGCATCCCTGCAGCTCAGCTCCTCGAGCAGCATGTCGAGACGGTCAATAATGAGCAATATCTCAATCTGCTCTACTGCGGCGGCTATGGCCCTGTCGACAGCATCGACAATATCCGCATCGACTACACCGATATCGGCAATTTCTCGGGCGTCCAGCTCGAGACGCGCCTCGGCACGAATGACCAAAAGCCGATATCCTTCTTCAAAAATACGCCGCTCGACCAGAGCATCGGCGTCGAGCTCGTACAGGGCCAGGCCGTCGCGCGCACGAGCGACAGCACCAAAGCGTCGGCGCTCGATGTCACGCTTGAATTTCCGGCCGGTCTCTATCATGTCAATGATAAAGGCGACTACGACAACGCAACGGCGACTTTTTTACTTGAGTACCGCAAGGGACAGAGCGACAGCTGGCACAATTTTAAAAAGGGAGATACGGGATATCACTACAGCGTGACCGCCGCGACGAATAGCGCCCTGCGCCGCACTTTTTCCGTAACCGGCCTCGAGGCGGGCCAGTACGACGTCCGCGTGACGGCCGTCAATAAGCCGACGTCGTCGAGATACCAGAGCATGGTAAATTGGTCGATCATGACGTCGTACATCGACGGCATCTACAGCAGACCCAATAAGGTCCTCGTCGCGCTGCGTATCAAAGCAAATAATCAGCTGTCGGGCGGCGTACCGTCGCTAAATTGGCGGCAGACGCGCAAGACGGTACTTGTACACAATCCCGAGACCGGCTACTACGAGCAGCGGGCGGCTGACAACCCGATTTGGGCTTGCTACGACATCCTACATGGGTGCCGTAGCTTGAAGAATATCAAGACCGGCGAAAATGAGTACGTCGTCTCGGGCTATCCGGCCAGCTGCCTCGATGCCTATTGGCAGCAATGGAAGTCGGCCGCCGCCTACGCCGACGAGGAAATCACAAATCAAGACGGCGAGAAAGAGCCGCGCTACCGCTTTGACGCCTTTTTTGATACCGCGCAGAAGCGCTGGACCGCCGCGCAGAAGGCGGCCAATGTCGGCCATGCGGTCATCATCCCACACGGCCGCAATATTGGCATCGTCGTCGACCGGCCTGGCCATATCACGCAGATCTTCGGCGAGGGAAGGACAACGGTCTCGTCAGTCAAGGGCTCTTTTAGCAGCACCGAGGACCGCGCGAGGGCCATCGAGGTCACGTACAATGACGGCCAGAATGACTTTAAAAATACCGTCATGACTGTCCGCTCGCCCAATTACAATACAGACCGCTCGAGCGACAATACTGCCCAGCTCACGCTCTTCGGCGTCAAGCGCCGCTCGCAGGCGTATCGCGAGGCCATCACGGCACTCGCGACAAATGAGAGACAGCTGCAATTTATCGAGCTTTCGGCCGACATCGACGCCATCGTCGCCGAGTACGGCGATATCGTCGGCTTCAATCATGCCGTGAGCCGCCTCGGCATCGCGTCCGGCCGCATCGTCTCGGCGACCACAACGACGGTCACACTCGACAAGACGGTGCAGCTCGACGCGGCGAAAAAGTACGAGATCTACATCTCACTGAGCAATGATGCGCTGATCCGCCGTGAGGTCATCGCCGAGACCACGGAGACCGATACACTCAAGCTCGCGACGCCATTTGAGAGTACGCAGCTCCCACAGCGCTTTGACAATTACGCCTTCGGCGAGCTCGACAAGGCCGTAAAGCCTTTTCGCATCGTCAACGCCTCGCGCGACGGCGACCTCAAGGTCTCGCTCAAGCTCGCCGAGTATGATGAGGCGATGTACAGTGATGAGCTCGACTACAGCAAATATCCTGTCATCGATTATACAAGTACGCCGACCGTCGCTAAAATCACATCACTGACGGCGTCGGAGGAGTCGTACACCGCCGACAGAAGCACGGTCTCAAATGCCCGCGTAACTTGGCAGCTCGACCACACCGGCACGGCGCCAGAGAGCTACATCGTGCGCATCAAGTCGCGCACGAGCGACTACGACGAGCAGGTGAGCACGCGGATGACGACACATGTCTTCCACGGCGTGCGTCAGGGCGATGACTACGACATCACCGTCTACAGCATCTTTGATGCGCTGACAGCTGACAGCAAGACGACAAGCCTGCACGTGCACGGCACGACCTACACCGTCAATAATGCAAGCAATCTCGTCGTCATGCTTGTCGGCAAGGGCTTCAACCTGTCGTGGCGTGGAGCGACCGGCACGGCCGTTGCTGGGTACAATGTCTACCGCGGTAAGTACGGTATGACCATGCAGCAGTGTGATAAGGTAAGCACGGCACAGACCGCGACATCGTGCTACGTGCCGACGCAGGATGCTGGGCAGTACGTCTTCT